GTAAATAAATACGTTAAGTTATCAAGAGAACTAATGTCCGATAGAGGACCTGAGATCGTACAGAAGGTTATTGATTTAGCTTTAGATGGCGATAGACACGCACTTAAGATGTGTATGGATCGTATCTTACCCACAACCAAGGCCGTAGAGATCACACACGATCATCAAGACCTTGGGATCAACATTATTATAGATAGTGTTAAAGCAATCAATAAACGAGAAGAAGAAGAATTTAAGACTATAGAAGCAGAATACACTGAGTCTGTGGATGGCTGATCTTCAAGTATCACTCCATGATGCACAGATGGAAATCTTTAGATCAGATAAGCGATTTAAAGTGGCCTCATGTGGGCGAAGGTTCGGCAAGAGTTACTTAGCTGCTTGGATATTAATCATCAAGGCACTACAGTCAGAATCTAAGGATGTATTCTACATTGCACCTACGTTCCAACAGGCTAAAGACATCCTGTGGAGTATCCTTAAAGATATAGGCAGGGACGTAATTAAATCAGCACATGAGAACACAGCTACCCTTACTTTGGTCAATGATCGTAAGATTTACCTTAAGGGGTCCGACAGACCAGATACTTTACGTGGTGTTGGTTTAGCTTATGTAGTTATGGATGAGTATGCGTCGATGAAGCCCGAAGTATGGGAGATGATTATTCGTCCTACTTTAGCGGACGTTAAAGGTGGTGCTTTATTTATTGGTACACCCTCCGGTAAGAACCACTTTTATAAATTATGGCTTGATGCACAAAAAGAAGAACTAACGGACGAGTGGGAAGCATTCCAGTTTAACTCTACAGACAATGAGTTTATGGACCCTAAAGAAATTGAGGCGGCTAAAGCCAATATGTCTACACAGGCATTTAGGCAAGAATTTGAAGCTACCTTTGAATCCTTTTCAGGTGGTGTCTTTAAAGAGGAGTGGGTACGTTATGTTGACGATGATGAAGTCTTTGGGGACAAAACTAAAGAACAAGGCAGCTACATTCTATCTGTTGATCCTGCGGGGTTTGAGAATGCTGAGAAAGATCGTGGTCTCAAAACCTCTAAGCTTGATGAGACCGCTATATCTGTGGTTAAAATCGTAGGTGATACATGGTTTGTAAAAGATATATTCCACGGTAGATGGGGTATTAAAGAAACTGCACAGAGGATTCTGGACGCAGCGGAGGACGTTAAGGCCACTACAGTAGGTATTGAGGCAGGAGCATTAAAGAATGCAATCATGCCCTACATGGAGGACCTGATGCGTTCTAAGAATAGATGGATTAACATTACCGATACAAGACACGGAGGCCGTAAGAAGCAGGATCGTATTGTGTGGGCATTACAAGGAAGAATGGAACATGGTAAGATTAAATTTAGGAAAGCGGATTGGAACCATCATTTCGTATCTCAGATGCTGGACTTTCCCAGTTCTCTTTCCCATGATGATCTTCTGGATTCTCTAGCCTATATTGATCAAGTATCAGTAGCTGACTTTACAGCTTCAATAGAACTGGATGATTATGAGGTATTTGATGTTGTATCAGGGTATTAAATTTAAAGGTAACACAAATGGCAAGTGACTCTAAAGACCTCGCATACAACGATCCTCAAGCACCTTTGAGTGCTTGGGTTATTAATCGTGTAGAACAGTGGGAGGACCACAGGAATACCAACTATGCCAACAAGTGGGATGAATACCACCGTATCTGGCGTGGTATATGGTCCGCTGAAGACAAGACTAGAGGCGCTGAAACTTCACGTTTGATCTCTCCAGCCACACAACAGGCGATTGAGTCCACTGTAGCAGAGCTTGAGGAGGCTATATTTGGTCAAGAGAAGTGGTTTGACCTACGTGACGATATAGCGGATCAGGACCCTACAGACGTTAAGATTATTAGAGCCAATCTACAGGAAGATTTAGAGAGAGCTAAGTGTAAGAATGGTATAGTTGAGTGTCTACTTAACGCAGCTATCTACGGTACAGGTATAGCTAAGATTAGTGTGGACGAAGGTACACAAAAGATCCTTAAAGAGTCCCCTATCCCCGACACATTGACTGTAGATACAGTAGTTTATGAAGAAGACTTAGTTACAGTGCGCTTAGAGCCACTAATGCCACAGGAATTCGTCATTGATCCCACTGCAACAACCATTGATGAGGCTTTAGGCGTAGCACAGATCGTAATTAAGCCTAAATATGAAATTATTGACGGTATTAGAGAGGGTATTTACGACGATAAACCCTTAGGAGCATACGATAAGGCAGACTTTGGCTTTGATGTAGAAAATGACAGTGTAGCTACGGATGACGATAAGGTTAAGCTCACAGAATACTGGGGAAGAGTCCCTAAGAAGTTCCTTTCCAATAATGCAAGCTTAGGTGATGACTTTGATTATGATGATGATGAGCTAGTCGAGGCTGTAGTCATTATAGCCAATGATTCTGTGGTCCTACGTGCAGTTGAGAACCCTTATCTAATGGGTGATAGACCGTTTGTAGCCTTCCAATTAGACAGAGTACCTAAGAAGTTCTGGGGTAGAGGTATTGCTGAGAAAGGCTATAACCCACAGAAGGCCCTAGATGCCGAGCTACGTGCGCGTATTGATACCTTAGCCCTCACTACCCACCCTATGATGGGTGTGGACGCTACACGGCTTCCTAGGGGCGTTAAGTTTGAAGTTAAAGCAGGAAAGACTATCCTAACCAACGGTGATCCACGTCAAACACTGATGCCACTTAACTTTGGTTCATTAGCCAACAGTTCCTTTACTGAAGCATCAGAGCTAGAGCGTATGGTACAGATGGGTACTGGAGCAATCGACTCTCAGACTTCAGCGGCTGCTAATCCCCGTAATGGGACTGCTTCAGGCATGTCTATGATGCAGGCTGCTTCGATTAAGCGTCAAAAGCGTACCATTATGAACTTCACTGAGAACTTCCTAATCCCCTTTATTAAGAAGTCTGCATGGAGATACATCCAGTTTGATCCACAACGTTACCCCGCTGGAGACTATAAGTTCATTGCGTACTCAAGCATGGGCATTATGGCTAAAGAGCTAGAGATGACACAGATGATACAGTTGTTGTCCATGACACAACAAGGAACTCCAGCATTTAATATTATGTTGTTGGGTATCTTTGAGAATAGCTCAATGACTAACCGTGAGGATATGAAGCAAGCCATCATGCAAATGAACCAACCTGATCCTAAGCAACAACAGTTGCAGGAAATGGTTCAACAGTTGGAGCTTATGAAGCTACAGATTGAGATTGAAGAGATGAAGGCTAGTGCCACTCTTGACATGGCTAAGTCCGCTAAGATACAGAATGAAATGCAGGAAGGTCAATCAGAGAAAGTAATCATCAAGACACAGATGGACTTTGCTGAGAAGATGGCTAAGATTGAGAACCTACGTGCTACTGCACAGAACATACAATCAGAGACTCAACGTAATGTCCCTGAAGTAGCACACCTTCAGTCAGAGACTATCCTTAACCTAGCTATGGCTAGATCGAAAGCGCAGGGAAAATGACAAAACCAGCTAAAGGTAAAGCAAAAGTTAAAATTACTTCATCCGGTCAAAAAGTTTCTTATGGACAAGAAGGTCCCGCCGCAAAAGGGGGACGGAGAGTAAAGCCGGGGACATCTAAAGGTGACGCATATTGCGCTAGAAGCTTAGGTATAAAAAAAGGACTATCTAAGAAGAAACAAAATAACCCGAATACACCCAATAACTTATCACGTAAAAGATGGAAGTGTTCAGGAGCTAAATCAAAGTGAACGATCAAGAATTTTTAGAACAACGTCTAGACTTATGTAATAACGAAGCTTGGGGCCTCTTCATAGAAGAGCTTACCTCTATGGCACAATCGTTAGAAAACATAAAAAACATAGACGAAGAGAAGACCCTCTTTTTAAACAAAGGGGCGGTGGGTATACTTGATATGATAATAAATCTCAAGGGTACTACCAGACTAGCGTTGGATCAATTAGACCAAGAGGCCTAACTCCAGCATAATTTTAACTCCATAATCTTTATAGACGGAGGATTTGCAATATGAGTAGTGTAGTTGTTGAAGCGGTACAAGAAACCCCAGAGCAAGCGGCAGAGTTTACGGACATTAGTGAGGCTCCTATAGAGGAACAACCCATTGAAGTACAAGAGGAGGAAGAATATGAACTCCCCTCTAAATTCAGCGGTAAGTCAACTAGGGAAATTGTTTCCTCATATGAGAACCTAGAGAAAGAACTAGGACGAAAAGGCCAAGAAATAGGCGAGTTGAGGAAACTAACGGACGGTATTCTACAACAACAACTTACCACTAATCAAAGCGGGACAGAAGCGCAATATGAAGAAACAGAAGAGGTAGATTTCTTCGATGACCCTGACGCAGCAGTCAATAAGGCCATAGAAAGTCATCCTCAGTTCCGTGAGTTTAAAGAGCAGCAGGCTTTACAGCAAGCCAAAGCTACAACTCAGCAACTCGAAACAGCGCATCCTGATTACCTTGAGGTCATTAGTGACCCTAAGTTTCAGGAGTGGGTTAAGGATAGTCCTATACGCACACAGCTTTATGTATCGGCCCATAACTATGATCTGAACTCAGCTAACGAACTACTAGGTAATTGGAAAGAACGTTCATTAATATCCAATACAGCGGTAGCGGAAGCGGGTAAAGAGGCAAAGCGGACCGCCGCACTAAAGAATGGGAAAGGTGTATCACGGACATCATCTGAGTCCACAGCGGGTAAGAAAACCTACCGTAGAGCTGATTTAATCAGACTCCGCACAAACGATCCAGAACGTTATGAGACACTGCAAGAAGAAATTCTTTCAGCGTATGCAGACGGGAGGGTTAAATAAATTAAACATATAAAGGAAGTTAAATTATGGCATTAGGCACTAACGGTCAAACAATCACAACAGCTGCGAATTTTATTCCAGAATTGTGGTCAGACGAAGTCATCGCAGGATACAAGAAGAACTTGGTCCTAGGTAACCTCGTAACTAAAATCAACCACAGTGGCAAGAAAGGTGATACGATTCATATCCCCGCTCCTGTCCGTGGATCAGCTAACGTTAAAGCTGCGAATACTCAAGTCGTACTTAATGGTGATACTCACGGTACGATCAACTTGAGCATCGACAAGCACTATGAATACTCAGTTGTAATCGAAGATATTGTAGAAGTACAAGCTTTATCTTCAATGCGCCGTTTCTATACAGACGATGCTGGTTACGCTTTGGCTACTCAGGTAGACAATGATATCTTTGCTTTATGTGAAGGTCTACAAGGCGGTACTGTAGGCGGTACTGGTACATCATTGTGGGAGAAAGCAGTCATTGGTGGTGATGGTACTACGGACTTCGTAGGCGGAACCTCTAATGCTTCTGACATCTCTGATGCAGGAATCCGTGGCATGATCCTTAAGTTGGATAATGCTGACGTACCTATGAATGACCGTTGCTTGGTTGTTCCACCTATCGCTATGAACGATATGTTGGGAATCAACCGTTTTACTGAGCAACAGTTTATCGGTGATGGTAGTGCAATTAAGACAGGTAAGATCGGTTCCATTTATGGAGTAGATGTGTTTGTCTCTAGTAACTGTCCAACGGTTACGACTACAAACTCCGTATCTGTCCGTATTGGTGCGTTCTTGCAGAAAGATGCTCTAGCTCTAGTCGAGCAAATGGGTGTCCGTTCACAGACACAATACAAGCAAGAGTACTTAGGTGATCTATTCACCTCAGACACTCTATATGGTGTCGGTGAGTTACGTAACACTTCAGGTCTTGCATTTGCAGTACCAGCAGCCTAACTAGGAGAACTATAGATGCCCATGTATAACTATGTATGTAAAAAATGCAACAATGCTCAAGAGGAATTTAGGTTCCTATCTGAGCGAGAAAACATGGGTATTTGTAACGTTTGTGGCGAGGGGACTTCTCAGGGAGTCTCCTCAGCTTCAAACATCCACCTAGATGGTTCTAATCCTGACTTTACTTCAGCCCACAGTAAATGGGTTAAGAGACATGAGACACTAGGGAACGGTATTAGAACTAAAGAATAAAGAATACTATTGACTTTTTAAGCATAATATGGTATACTAAGGAAATCATACAATGATCACCATGCAGGACGCTTTAGAGGACACTTCAGACTCTCTAGACTTAGAGCATATCAAGAATAAGATCACCTCAGCATATCAAAAAATGCTTGAGCAAGTCTTTAAGAAGGACAATCCAGTAGGTTCACCGGAGAAATTAGCGGAGTTTATTGAGCAAAATTCCCTTAACTTTGGAGAGCAGACAGGAGATTTTGATAAAGATTCAGTAAGTATTGATAATCTTTTAGATAAACTACTTGAAGATGAGAGCCTTAAGCCAATCGCTGAGGATCAAAAGAGTAAACTACAGTCTCTATCTACAAAACATCAGAAAGAGAAATTAGGAGGCTTGTTTGTATAATGAAGAAACCTAGAATTAAACCAATCACTAAGCCATTTCCTAAGAAGAAACCACAGTCCGCACAACAAGCTAGAACCGCTTGGCTAATTGAACGTCGATTGATATCTTAATGAGGAATGATCTATGAGTAATTATACAGTACAAGTTTCATGGTCAGGCAAGGATGCTTTAAACACATCAGACCCAGAGAAGATTATCAGTGGTGATGATTTAGCTACGGAATTCACTGCGCTTCAGACTTCTGTGAACTCTAAAGTTGATACTACTTCAGGTACAACTACAGGCCACACCCTTATTAACCCTATAATCAACACAGGTGTAACGGGAACAGCGGTATTAGATGAAGATAACATGGCATCTAATAGCGCAACCAAATTATCTACTCAGCAATCCATTAAAGCTTACGTCGATG